TGCACGTCTTTATAGACGTGTAGGAAGAATTGATGTAATTGTGTTCAGGTAATCTTGAGCAGTTGTCTCATTGTAGACGCTACCAAGTTTGACGATACTATTCTCATTTTCGGGTGTAAGAGGCACCTCCGGTTTTCCGGTAAAAATCTCTAAACATATTTTAATCTGCAAGTTTATTATAGCAGTTGGTACTTAGCAAGTGCCAGATTATAAATATGCTAAACTGCGTGATTGAACCATGGCAGTTCTTATAGGTTCATGAAGTTTTAACAATTCCTCTTTCCTATAAGAGGATTTTTTCGAACAGATTGAAGCAAAAAATAAGAAACCAAAACGACGGTATATTGATTAGTCCGTGTCTTATTCAAATTTAAGGAAACGATCACAGTGAATAGCCTTATGGTTAATTCATGATTCAGTGTTTAAGATCAATGTGCACTTTAAATTATATTGATCACGTCTTTTTATTAGTTTCAAGACGTTTAAACTTTATTGATAATTATTGCAGATGTATGATGAGGTTTTTCATGCCCATCTTACTGTTTAAAAGCCTTATATGAGAAATTATGATTCCCTAGCCTAGACATCTGGCTCCAAAGAGAAAGCGATGTCCTTTTAAAAAACCTTTCCTGGTCTCATTTAGTGAGGACAGGGTGCCGTAGGGTCATGGGTGATGTAGATTTGAAAAAATTTAATTTTTAGTCTGTCACTTGACATATTTTAGACATTTGAGTTTTGCTATTAATTTAGTATATAGCGTGTCAACAAGATATTAAAACATGTCCCGCTTGTTGTCAAATGAAACCTGATTTAGTTCAGGAATCTTTGACGCATTCGGCTGTTTTATTTATTATGAAATTATTTATTATGAGTACAACAGTTAATGCGTTTGTGAAGTCGGAGGAAGTTGAGTATGGAAATGGTGGTATGGGAAATAAGGCTAGCGATAGAGATCGCTATGAGAAGCATAGAGAAGGACGGAAGAATAAGAGGGAGCAGCGACGAAGGAAATATCGTGCACGAGCACGTAAGAAACGAAATGCTGCAGAGGCTACCCATAGTAGCAAGGATAATATCACCCCACACGGTGATAAAAAAGATTTGGTGAGAGAACGATGTAAAGACTATACACCAATAGTCGGCGCAACTGAGGAAGAGTTCTCTACATCTTTAACGCAGGAAATATGGGAAGAGGATAAAGAATCTAATGATAGAGATTTTGATGAGAAAGATAATTTTACCGTTAACAATAATAATGCTAAAAATCTTACTCACGATGAAATTGCCCAAGAAGAAGTACTTTCCGTTGATAACACGGAACCTATTACTTCAGGCAATAAGGAATTAAGGAGATCGGAGTTCATCGCAGAGCGAAATAGAATGGCTCGTGATGCAATTAAAGCTGATAACAATGAAGAGAAGGTTTCATCCATGAATGTTGATGATAAGTTAGCATCTTTATTGAAGTCAGTAGGATCTGTAAGTACATATGCGGAGGAGTTGGAACAATCAGAATGGGGACAGCAAATTGATGAATGGGTAGGTCATGCTGAGAACATGGTAATTTTAGGTTACGATCTCAACAAGGCAAAAAATTTTACCGATTGTTTCATGGCTGTAGCCAGTTTTGTCAAAAAATATACTAGGAAGAAAAGTATAATTTATGAGCTCTTTAATATTATAGATGAGGTAACAACAACTTGCCCTTCAGAAGAAACTGATGCTCATGCTTGGTCAGAATGGACAGGTCAGGATATTGTGACGAAATGGAATCTTTTTAAGACGAACACTATCTTTAAAAAGATTTCCTATTTAATTACGGCTGCAATGTCGTTAACTGTGTGCACGACAAAACAGATTGAATGGAGCCCTTTAGGTTTAAAATTGGTTTCATTTGAGGCTGCTAAAGAGCAGTTGAAAGCTGTTGATGTTATTGACGCATTGGTGAAGACCTTTGTATGGATGTGTGAAGTTGGATGGCGATGTTTTGAGACTAAATCTATAGCTCCAATATTGTATTCTGACGTAAAAGTGCAGCAATATAATGAAGATTGTGATTATGTTTTAGCTAAGGCTGAAGCAGCTATTGCAGGAAACGTTAAAGATTTGGGTGCATTTGAAAATAGGTTGAATAGCGTTTTTAAGAAAACGTGTGCTATGAAAGCTGCAAAAAATGATGGCCCAACTTCATTATGGTTGCAACATCGGTATACAAACTTAGTTAATATTATGGAAAAATTAGCTGCCAAAAGAAAGAATACTGATATTCGAATGCAACCCCTTGGATTTTCGTTGCATGGTGCTACTAGTGTAGGTAAAACTACTCTAGGAAAATTAACTATGTCGCAATCATTGGCTGCAATGGATTTTTGTGACTCTGATGGTAGAGTTGATGATTCGAGAATTTTGACGATGGATCTTGCTGATAAATACCAATCTACTTATTCTTCTGATATATTAGGAGTTTTTATGGATGATGTTGGCAATGCTAAATCGGAGTTTCAGAAAGACAATCCTCATACATCTCTTATTATCAAATTCTTTAACAATGTGGCCGCTCAAGCGATTAAAGCTGAGTTAAATTCAAAAGGTGTCGTTTTTATTGATTTTAAAGTCGGTATTGTTACATCTAATGTTAAAGATTTAGATGCTCGATGTTATTCAAATTGTCCGGAATCAATTTTACGTCGATTTTATCATGTTGATGTTGCGGTTAAACAAAAATATCGCAAACAGAATTCAACGATGTTAAATAAATCGCATCCTGATTTAGTGCAAAGTGATACATTGACGCAAGATGTTTGGGATTTAACTATTGAGGAAGTTGTTACTCATGAAAATGGTACAAGAACGTCATATGAATTTGTTGTTCTTGAGGTTGATATGGGTAACGGTCGTACGATACGGTGTGAAAAGCTTGGTTTAAAAGATTATTTAGATGTTGTTATACAATTATCTAAGAATCATAAGGTCGAGCAAGACAGCCTTATTAAAAAGTCGAAGGAATCAGAGAGAGCGAGTTTTTGCAGTAAGTGCAAACGCTACCCTGAATATTGTAAATGTCCCAAATTAGAAACGGTTAACTCAGAAACGGTTAAGCCGCATGCTATTGATATGATAGCAGATGTTTTGGTGGAAGCTAGCAAGAAAGCCATAAAAGACGTTATCAAAAGCTGGACACGTCCAGTTGATTTGATAAATTATATCACTGGCTATTCTCCTATTAAAAAGTTGGCAACTTGGAAGCTTGCGAAAGAGATGCAACGAGAAATTACTGATAAAACAACGCCGTTTCTTGTTGCAATTACGCCGGAATGGTTGTTTAAGACATCAACTTTTCAAAATTCGGTGTATGCTTGGCAGAGTGCTGCTGCTTATTATGATATAAGACGGCCTATGAGAATTGCAGGGTCAATTAGTTTTGGAACTTTAGGACTTGGATTTTATAATAAGCACAAAGGTATGGTTATTACTGGTGCAATGTCATTAGGGATAACGACCTTCGCTAGTTACTTTGCGCATCAGGAGAGAATGAAACGTATTCACGATGCATATATTGAGAGACGTGATGCATTACCCGTACAAGCTAAGCGCATCAGAGATGGAAAATTTCCAAAGGCAGTGCTAATCGGAGCAACATTAGCTTTCGGAGCAAAATTAATTTCAATGTGGAATGATCATCGTTTAAAAACGAACCCACAAGCTTTGACACCAGAAGATGTTGAAGCGCAGCCAGGTTGGTTTGGACACATGATGAAGCAAATCGGCTGGAAAGCGGAATCTAACGTTACGGGTGCTTTACCCGAGCATGTTATGAAGACCGGTTCCAAGAATTTAGGATGGGCACATTTTACCCGCTCAGATGGTTCTCAAACTGCTTGTAACATTGTGTATCCAAAGAAAGGCATTGTGTGGTTTCCACGCCATATTTTTTATCCAAAATCAGATATGAACCAGAAACCTTGTGATTATTTAGATGTTAGAGTTTATCGAGCTCCTGTGGAGCATTATGATAAAAATCGTTCTAGTAGTCAATTTAAGTTCAAGGCAGAATGGGATGTTAATACTGTAACTTTAGATGAAATTGATATGGTTGCAACGTTTGTAGAACGATGTCCTGATTTGAAAAACAGCATAACCAAGTTTTTGCCTTTATCTGCACCAACAGGAATGTCGCTCAGTACCATTATGATGAGGGACAATGAAGCCAAGTTAGTGCATGAAGTAGTAACTGTTGAACATGGAGTTTACGGCCATAAGTATTGGCAAGGGCAGGGTGGAAGTTATACCACTTCGAAAGCAATAACAGGATGTTGTATGTCTATGCTTATTACAGAAGGTACGCAACCAGTCATCGCCGGATTTCACATTGGAGGTAATCCAGGAAAGAAATATGGTGTAATGATGACTGTTACCCAAGATATGGCTCAAAAACTTGAAGACAAGTTGCTTGCAAAGTCAGAGATTCGAGGACTTGCTGCATCAACAGAGTTACCAAAGACACAGTATGGAAAACAAGTGTTGGACTCCGAGTTGGTGCATCCGAATGCTCTTTATATTCAAAATATGAAGGGAGATGCTGCTATTGATGTTTTGGGATCTACACGATTAAGAGCCCAAATGAGTAGTCAAGTTATTCCATCAATATTGGAAAAGGATGCAAGGGAATTATTTGATATTGAAACTGAATGGGGTCCTCCAAAACTGAAACCTAATTGGAGACCTTTCAATGCCACACTTGAACACATTATTAACCCTTCGGAAATGTTCTTGCCCTCTTTAGTACGGAGGTCACGACAAGATTGGATAAAACCAATTCTTGATTTTGCGAGGGAGTTAAATAAGAAAGAACCAGTTTGCCCTTTGAATGATAAAGAAATGGTTCTTGGTGTTCCAGGAAAAAGGTTTTTGGATGCTGTGCCGATGACCACCAGTATGGGTTATCCAGTGTTCGGTGCTAAGTCAAAACATTTCGAAGAAATCCGAGATGAAAATGAAACACTGATCGATCGCATCCCGAGTGAACAAGTCAAAGTTGAAATGGCTCGTTGTCTTGAATGTTGGAAACGTGGTGAACGTGCTTATCCCGTTACTACAGCGACACTTAAAGATGAACCAACTCCAAAGGATAAAGAGAAGGTGCGAGTTTTTCAAGCGGTAGCCGTTGCGTTAGGTTTATATATACGCAAATGGTTTTTACCTATTGCTAGAATTTTGGCATTAAATCCGATACTTTCGGAATCTGCTGTGGGAATTAATGCATTTTCACAACAATGGGATGCACTAATGTCTCATGCAGAAAAGTTTGCGGAAGATAAGAGAGTGATTGCTTGGGATTATTCAAAATATGATGTCAGGATGAATTCTCAAATGACCTATGCTGCGATGATGAGTTTCATTGATATTGCGGAAGTGTGTAATTATAGTGAGTATGATTTACGAATTATGAATGCTATGGTAGCAGACATTATTCACCCATTAATAGATTATAATGGTACAATGATTATGGCTTACAATATGAACACATCAGGAAATAACATCACTGTTAACATTAATAGTGTTGCTAATTCTTTGTATGTGCGCGCTGGTTTCTTCCATGCTTGTCCTGAAGTTAAGGATTTTCGGAAAGTAGTAGCCGCAATGACTTATGGTGATGACTTCACGGGGAGTGTTGCTAAGGAATATAGAAGTCGGTTTAATTTTACAATATTTCGTAGTTTTTTAGCGAAACATGGAATGAAAATAACCGACCCGAATAAGACTGAGAATGTTCAAGATGATATGAATATTGAAGATGCAGATTTCTTAAAGCGTCAGTCACAGTATATTCCTGAAATTGGTTATCGAATTGGAAAATTGTCTAAAAATTCCATGTATAAACCACTTTGTAACAATCTCAAGTCGAAGGGCAAGGAAACTCGTATGACTGTTGCAGTTCAATGTATAGAAACTTATATGCATGAATTGTTTGCACATGGGCGAGACGAGTATAATAAAGATCAGCCCAAAATTAAAGAACTGTGTGATCGGGTGATAGGAACCATTCCACCTGCAGTTGCCTACACATTTGATGATCGTGTCAAAATGTGGAAGGAGAAGTATCAATAGGTAAATGTAATTGGATACCTAATGTATATTAATG